GCAAGCGCTTTATCATCGGCGACACCATCCCCGGCGATCTGGTCGCACCGGAGCGCGAAAAGGCCCTCGTGAGCTACGGCATTATCGCCGTATCGGAGGCCGATCAGAAGCCCGCTGAGGCCGTTCAGATGCCCGCTGCTCCTATCGAAGATAAACCCACCGCCAAGGAGCCGATGAAGCCCACGGAGCCGCCCAAGGCTCCCGCTGCCGCGATTAAACCCGAACCCGCGCCGGACGCGGATGCGCAAAAGAAGCCCGAACCCACGACAGGCCAGAACAAGCCAACCAAGTCGGGCGAGGGCAAAAGAAGCGCAGCCAAGCCCGGAAAGAAGGTGCAGAAATGACCTACACCTACAACCCGGCAGACTTGACGAAAAACTCCGTCAGTCGGGCGAGGTTCGAGCTGGGTGACGTGCTTGTTGAAGGCGGCACGGAAACGTGCTTGTTATCGGACGAAGAAATTTCTGCCATCATCGAATCCACGCCGAAATGGAAGGTTGCGCTCTACAAGCTCGCGGACGCGGTTTGTATGCGCCTATCATTCGAGACGGATTGGCGGGACGACGGCACAGCCTTCAACCTCAACCAGCGCGCCGAACGCTGGACAAAGCTCCGCGACGCGCTCAAAAAGGATGCGGACGCGGTGAGCTGCATCCCGACCTCTGGCGCGGTGAAGGATTCGATCAGGAACCCCGAAGACGGCGGCCATTACTTCTACGCGGGCATGATGCAGTCTCCGAACGTGCAGCCGCCCATGCCGTTTGGGGGCGATAGGTAATGCAGCACGGACGAATCGGCATGACGCGCCCGGAGCAGTTCCCGAAGCCGTTCAAAGTTTACCGGCAGGCGAGCGAAACCTCGGACAGAGGCCGTATCAAGCCGGGGAAAGCCGAAGAACAGACCGAGGTCAAGTGCATCCTATCGACCGCACGGCCAGAAGAACAACAGCGATACGCGCAGATCGGCGTGACGGTCACACATACGATCATCCAACGCGGCGCTCCCGTCGCCAAGGAACAGGACATCTTCGCGCTCTTGAAAGGCGGCATCGAAACCCGGCGCTTCCGCGTTCAGGCCGTCCACGACAAGGGCGAGATGGGCATCAACACCGTGTACTACTGCGAGGAACGGAGTGACCTGAAATGAGCTTCAAGGTTGACATCGTAGGCGCAGTAAAGGACGCGGTCAACGCTGTAAACGCAGAATTGCCCGCGCGGGCGGCAGCCGCCGCGAACGAGCTGCGCAATGCTTCGCTGGGAGTTCTGCGCGGCCAACGCAGCGGCAGAACCTACAAGACGCCCGGAGGCGGAACCTACACAGCGTCCGCACCCGGCGAACCGCCTGCAGTCCGCACCGGTACGCTGCGCGGGAGCTGGCGCCCGACGCAGTATGGCGCGAACCACCAGAACCCGGCCATTGAGACGAACGTCTTCTACGCCGGATACATGGAAAACGGCACACCCAAGGGAATGATCGCGCCGCGCCCATACGCGCAGAAGATCATCGAAATGGCGAAGCCGAAGATCGAGGCCATATACGCCGCACCATACAATCTCGGCCCGTAAAGGGGGAAGCGGAAGCATGGAACTGTACGCGATGCTATACCAGCGGCTTACCGGCTGCTCTGAACTCGCCGCGCTGCTGGCAGAGTACGACGACAGGCCCGCCATCTTCTACCAGCGCCCGGCCACAGCGGACGATCCCAAGTGGGGCGAGTGGCAATACCCGCGCATCGACTACAACGTCGATATGCAGGAGAACCCGGCCCGGAACACAAGCGGCGTTCTGGCGATCAACGTCTGGTGCGACACGGAGCAAGGCACGGAACCGGAAGACATCGAGCGCATCCTGCGCGGCCTGCTCCACGCCGTATTCGCGCAGGCCGACGACTACCCCTACTCCTTTTCATGGGTACGTTCAGACGCCTTCGAGGTCAAAGCGAACACCGAGCGCGGCGAAATCGCTACGCGCACCATCGGCGTGACGGTCATCTTCGACATCATGGCCTACCCGAGCCAGGCCACGCTCTGCCCTGACCCGATCGAGGCGATGAACGACTGGACAAAGACGATCCTGCCGCAGGCGACGATCATTGGCCTCGACCCCATCAACGGCTGGCTCGTACCCACGCGAAACAACCCGGTCATCTACTGGCGGCTGGCGGCGCAGAGCGCACAACAGATGCGTTTCGCGCACACGTGGATGGACATTCAGCTCGAAGGGTACGTGAGCGCGCCAAACGCATCCGACAGGCTTTTCAACCTCACCCGCATCAATACGGCGGCGGCGCTCATCGGTCACGTACCGATGGAAGACGGCTCGCCGCTGTTTTTAAGCAACTTCACCTGCAAGCCGCACCTCAGCCACCTAACCCAAGGCCAGATACAGGTGAACGGGCGCTTCGGCATATTGCAGCCTTGGTATAACAGGCAGCCATGCCCGAAGCTCAACCACCTCAACATCCAGCAGGACACGATCACGACCCATGAAAGGAGCGATTTACATGGCGAAGGACATGAAGCCTGACGTTGTCCCGAAAGCCGAGGTTGCCGCAGAATTCGACGCGAAAGAGATCGCGGCAAACGCGCCCCGGCTTTTCGGATACAGCGTAGACCTCGCGGCGGCGGCGCTTGAGTTTAACCGCATCGAACGCTGCACCCTCGAGCAGGCGCAGAAGGCAATCAAAGGATTTGCGGAAAGGAAGGTAAACTGACATGGCTGGAAGATTCACCATCGGCGAGACTATGCCGCGCCCCGGCGTTTATTTCCGCGAAGTAAACGGCGGCGGCGTTGACCTGCTCGGCGCGCGGAACGGCGTTGTTGCCGTGGCGTTCAAGGCCAACTGGGGGCCGCTCGGCGAGATCGTGACCCTCACCGACCCAAGTGAGATTTACGGATACTTCGGCGACGATTCCGTCGCAGGCAGCAACGTCGCCATCCTCGAGAAGATTTTCCTCGGCGGTGCGAGCATCATCAAGGCCATCCGCGTTGGCACGGGCGGCACGAAGGCCGCCCACGTGCTGAAGGACACGACGGAAGGCGCTCCCGTCAGCGTCGTCAATCTCACGGCGAAGTACGCCGGAACCCGCCCGCTCACCATCACGATCAAGGACAGCCTCGCCGTCACCACGCTGCGCGAGTGCATCATCTACTCCGGAACGAAGGAGCTGATGAAGGTCACGTTCGCCAAGGGTGCTGGTGAGGTCGATGCGCTGGTCGCTGCGATCAACAACGCCACCGGCTCCATCGTTACGGCGACAAAGGCGGCTGCCGGTAACGGCGTCCTAGCGGCGGTCACACAGGCCGTATTCACGACGGCAGGCGCATCTCCGACCATCGCCGCGAACGACTACGACGCGGCCTTCAACCTTCTCGAAAGCGCCGTCTGGAACACGCTGTGCGTCGACACGAACGACGTCGCCGTCCACGCGCTCGTGAAGGCGTTCATCAACCGCGCGAACGACAGCGGACTCATGGGCATCGCCGTCATCGGCGAGCCGACCAGCGTCGCCTACGCAACCCGGAAGACCAACGCCGCCGCCTTCAACTCCGTCAACGTCGTCTACGTGCTGAACGGCTTCAAGATCGGCAGCACCACCTACGAAGGCTTCGACGCCGCCGCCGTCCTCGCGGGCCTGCTGGCGTACCTGCCCGCGAACGACAGCCCGACCCACAAGGTCATCCCGGGCGCGACCGAAATCGTCGGCCCGCTGACCAACACGCAGATCGTCGAGTGCCTTGCCTCTGGTGCCATCGTGTTCACCCTCTCCGCTTCCGGCGCGGTCTGGATTGAGCAGGGCATCAACACGCTCGTCACCCTCAACGGGAATCAGGACGCGGGCTGGAAGAAGATCCGGCGCACCAAAACGCGCTTTGAGCTGATCCAGCGCATCCTTGAAAACAGCGAGGGCATCATTGGCAACGTCGGGAACGACAGCAACGGCAGAGCGACGTTCATCGCCATCGCCAACGGCGTCATCGGCCAGATGGTTGCCGAGAACAAGCTGATCTCCGGCAACGTCTACGAAGACCCGAGCAACCCCGCGAAGGGCGACAGCGCGTGGTTCGTCGTCGAGGTGCTCGACCTCGACAGCATCGAGAAGGTGTACATTACGTACAAATTCCGGTTCTCCGACGACTAAGCCACATTCGAGCGGAAAGGAGTAAAACCACATGATTCTGAACAACGCCCCGGCTGCCGACATCCGCAAGGTTATGAGCGGCAAAGACGGCGCGCTCTACGACGGCGACGGCAATCTGCTCGTATCCGTTGAGAGCTTCCAGTCGTCGGTTTCCATCACCAACCAGAGCTACACGCCACTCGGCTCCGCACAGGAGCGCAGCACCATGACCAGCTACAAGGTCACGCTGACATTCAGCGAGATCATCGTCGAAGATGGGGCCTTCTTCCGGATGATTATGGACGGCCTGAAAAACAACCGGATGCCCGTCCTAAACTTCAGGGGCATGGTGCGCAGCCCCTACGACAACAGCGAGGAACAGGTCGTATACCGCGACTGCGTCCCGGACGGCACCATCGACATTCAGAACATGCAGCCCGGCGAGCTTTACAAGCGGAGCTGGAGCTGGATCGTCAACCAGCCCCCGGAACTGCAGAGCCTTCTGCAGAACGCCTAATCTGGCGCACAGGCGCTTCTGCCGCAGCATAGCCCAACTACCCGCAGGGAGGCCGCAAAGCCTCCCTGCGGGCGTTAAATCATGTTAAACAACGAAGTGAAAGGAGCATTGTCATGAGCAAGGTCACCAACCGCGAATTTGAAGACGACACCCCCATCTCGCAGGAGGAACTGCGCGAAGAAATCGCCATCAATGAGGACGAAATCCTCAAGGCGCTCACCAGCAAGGCACAGCACGACGACCGCATTGAACGAATCGAAGTCAAGTTCGGCCCGACCACGTTCTCGTTCCGCATCCGTCCCCTCAGCGAGAAGGAATGGGACAAGTGCCGGGAGCGGAACACGAGATACCAGAAAAACCGTCGTCTCGGCGGCATGAGGCTCCCGGAAAGCACCGACACGACCGGCTACCACAGCGACCTGATCTACACCGCCACGGTGGATGAAGACAAGGCCAAGCTGTGGGACAATAAGAAGCTCTGGGCCGCCGTCAACGCCGTCACCGGCACGGATATGGTCGATAAGCTGATCCCCTACGCCGGGAAGAAGCAGGCGATCATCGAGCGCATCGAGGCCATTTCTGGCTACGACGAAGACGACAGCTACACCGAGACGGTAAAAAACTGATAATCGCTGGCGGCAAAGCGCGGTTGCTCCACTACATCTTCCAGCGCACCGGGGTTACGCCGGATGTGGTGATGAGCAAACCGCGCTTTGTTCGCACGTTCATGCTATGCAGCATGGAAGTGCAGATCGAGGCCGAAGCAGAACAGGCTGCAGCCGCCCGCGAACGGCAACGGCAGGCGCAGGCAGCACGAGCATCAAGGAGGCGATGAGCTGTGGAGCAGGTATTCCGCATTGAAATCCCGGTAGAAGCCGTTGACAAAACGGATACCGCAGCGCTGCATCAGCTCGAATCCACGCTACAGAAGATCTTCACGGCCATGAAGCAGAACAAGACCGCCGCAAGCGACGTGTTCGACGCGATCGAGCGCAGCGCGACGGAAGCGAAGGCCGCGATGAATCAGGTGGAGAGCGCCACCTCCAAAGCGGCAGACAGCTACAGCGAAGCGGCGAGCGCCGCAACCGACGCGGGCAATAAGCAGGAACAGGCGGCCAGCAACGCGGAAAGCGCCACGCAAAAACTGGATGAGACCGTCAGCGAAGTGGCAGGCGCATATGACGAGACCGCATCAGCAGCAACGGAGGCCGGACGCAAGTCCGGCTCCGCTTTTAGTCAGGCCGCGACCGGCGCGGACAAGTTCACCCAGCGCATCGAAAAGAGCGAGAAGACCCTGCGCAGCATGTTCAAGGAGAAGTTTCAGCTCATTATCGCCGCGATTGACAAGGCCTCGCCCGTATTAAAAACCATTTGGAATACGACAAAAAGCCTCGCAGGAAAGGCATGGAGCGTTGCAGTCCGCATGAAGGACTTCATCACCGCGCCATTCCGCAAGCTCTACAATACACTAACCAGCCCGATCACGCTCGCGCTCTCCGTGGCCGGAATCGGCATGAGCGCGGGCGAGGTTATTTCCACCTTCAACGAGTTCGAGACCGGCATGTCCGCCGTGAAAGCTCTTGTCGGTGCGACCGATGAAGAATTTCTGCTGCTCAAGCAGACGGCGAAAGACCTTGGTGCAGAGACCGCGTTCAGCGCTTCTCAGGCGAGCGAGGGCATGCAGTACCTCGCCTCTGCCGGTTGGAACACGAACGAGATCGTCGCGGCCATGCCCGGCCTGCTCGACCTTGCAGCAGCGGGCGCGACCGAGCTTGGCACAGCAGCGGACATCGTCGCCAACGTCATGAACGCGATGGGCATGGCGGCTGGCGAGGCTTCCAGAACAGCGGACGTATTTGCGAAGACAGCGGCGGCGAGCAACGCATCTATCGAAGACCTCGGCGAAACGCTGAAATATGCCGCGCCTATCGCGCACAGCTTCGGCATGAGCCTCGAGGAAGTTTCCTCGCTGGCGGGCATGATGGCGAATGCGGGCATCAAGGGCAGCATGGCCGGTACAGCGATCCGCTCCTCCCTCATGAGCATGGCGTCCCCGGCGAAGGACGCCGCAACGCTCATGCGCAAGCTCGGCCTATCCTTCAAAAACGCGGACGGCAGCATGAAGGACATGAGCGTCATCGTGCGCGACCTGCAGGGCAAATTCGCAAAATTGACGGAGGCGCAGAAACTATCGTATGCGGAAACCCTTTTCGGGACTTACGCCTCGTCTGCATGGTTGGGCGTTATCAATCAGGGCGCGGATGCTTACGACGAACTCACCACCTCTCTGAACAACGCGAAGGGCGCAGCCCAAGAAATGGCGAAAACCCGGCTCGACAACCTTGCCGGCGACATGGAAGCGCTGGGCGGCGCGGTGGAGACCGCAAAGCTGGAG